TATTCAGAAAATCCTTCATTTATATCAGGTTCAACAGGTGAAGTAATATATGATACTTTTGTTAATCATCCTCAAGTATACGCAACCACAGTAGGAATGTATAATGATAGTAATGAATTATTAGCAGTAGCTAAATTATCAAAACCACTATTGAAAGACTTTACTAAAGAATCATTAGTAAGAGTTAAATTAGATTTTTAAAATGAATGAGTGTTTACAAACCATTTATAACATCAGATATTGTAGTATCTCCTTTTGAGGTAAATAAATCCTTTTCTTTTCAAGGTGCATCTGCACTTACCGCATCTAATGTTTCTATAGATAGGTATGTTGGTCAAAATATTATTTCACCTTTATATATCTCTGGTTCAAATCCTACAGGGTATATTACAACCCAAGATAAAAAATTAATATATGATTCAATTAAAGAATTATATTACTCTAATTTTATAGGTGGGGACGATGGTGCACCTGCAGGTACAGCATCATTTAATAATGATGGAACAGTAACAGGTCCTAGATATACTCCTAATTATTATAACTATTTATCTTCAACTTTATTAGCCAATAGATATATCCCAACAGGATCAGATCAAATAATAGGGGTTATTTCAATACCTTCTAACTTATATGGTGAACATATAAAACTTGATTCTATAACTGTTTCTACCCCAAATTATACTATTACAGATGATGGAAATGGAAACATGCTTACAGGATCTTTAAAAGTAGGGGATATAATATATGAACATGGTATTATAATTTTAACTAGTGATGGAGTTGAACCCATTGGAGATGATGGTTATGGTTATGTAAATTATGGAACAGCTGTTTATGGTCTTAGTGATCAAGCATTTATAAATGAATTTATTAATACTCCAAATATTACTTGTTCATTTGAAAGTACATCTACTATATATGAATCACAGTATAAGTGTACATTACGTCAAAATGAATTTAATTTTTCCCAAAATCCTACCTTAATAACAGGTAGCTCTTTAGATAGTACTTTATATGACTTCGCTACAGGTTCATATTTTACACCCTATGTAACTACAGTAGGCATGTATAATAATGCTAAAGAATTAATTGCAGTAGTAAAATTAGCCCAACCTCTCCCAATATCCCAAGTTACAGATACTTCTATCCTTGTTAACTTAGACTTATAAAAAATCATGAATTGGACATATAATAAAAAACAAGTTGAGGACCTCTCTCACTTCCCAGAAAACACCTTTGGATTTATATATAAAATTACCCATATATCAACTAATAAATCTTATATAGGTAAAAAAGTATTATTCCACAATCGCAAAGTTAAATTAACCAAAAAGGATTTAGCTTTATATGAAGGAATAGTAGGTAGAAAACCTGGTTATAAAATAGCCACGAAAGAATCTGATTGGAAAACTTATTGGGGATCTAATAAACCTCTAAACGAATTATTAAAATCAGAACCCAAAGAAAATTTTATTAAAGAAATTTTAAAATTTGCCCCAACAAAAAAATTGTTAACATATTACGAATCACAAGTTTTATTTGTATATAGAGTTTTAGAAGAACCCGAAATGTATTATAATGATAACATTTTAGGCAAGTTTTTTAGAAAAGATTTTGATTAGTAAAATCCATTTCATACATTATTTATATGGTAAATGAACTACTGGTTAATCTAGTAAACAAAGTTTTAGGTAAAGGAAAACGTACTGCTCGAGGTAACCAAGCTCACAGCTGTCCTTTTTGCCAACACCACAAACCAAAATTAGAAGTAAATTACACAGAAAGTAAAAAGGGTATTAATTTATGGCAATGTTGGGTATGTGGTAAAAAAGGTAAAACTATAAGAAGTTTATTTAAACAATTAAATGTATCATCTGATTATTTTCAAGAACTATCTAAATTAGTAAAAAATGTATCTAGTAATGAAAATCATGTTGTTAAAATAGAACAACTAGAATTACCAAAAGAGTTTAAAAAGTTTTCAAATAATAAAGATATTACAGCAAAGCATGCTTATTCGTATTTGAAAAAAAGGAACATAACAGTACAAGATATTTTAAAGTATAATATAGGGTATTGTGATTATGGTAGATATTCTAAAATGGTTGTTATACCTTCATATGATAATAATGGTAAATTAAATTATTTTACCGCGAGATCATTTGAAAAAGATCCTTATATAAAATACCGTAACCCTGATGCTTCACGCGATATTATACCGTTTGAATTATTTATTAATTGGGATTTACCTATTATACTATGTGAAGGACCTTTTGATGCTATGGCTATTAAACGTAATGCTATACCACTATTTGGTAAAAATATTCAACCCTCTTTAATGAAAAAAATAGTTGAATCTAAAGTTGAAAAAATATACATTGCTTTAGATAATGATGCAATAAAACAAGCTTTAAAATTTTGTGAACAACTTTTAAATGTTGGAAAAGAAGTTTATTTTGTTGAATTGCAAGGGAAAGACCCAAGTGAGTTAGGTTTTGAAAACTTTACTAAACTAATACAAACAGTTACTCCATTAACTGAATATAACCTTATGGAGAAAAAATTATCTCTCATATGAAGAAAAGAAATGTAAAAAAATCTTATAACCGTATCTTAGAAATCTCTGAAGACGCGAAACAAATAACCCTACCAGATTCTAGATATTATCGTAGAAATGGTAAGTATTATCCTTCTGTAACTTATGTTTTAAGTTATTATCCTAAAGGTAAATTTTTCCAAGATTGGTTAAAAAAAGTAGGATATTCAGCAGATTGGATTGTTAAAAAAGCATCTGAAGAAGGTACTCAAGTTCATGAAATGTGTGAAGATTATCTTAATGGTAAAGAACTTAATTTTTTAGATAAAAGTGGTCATCCTCAATATAATCCTGATGTATGGCAAATGTTTTTACGCTTTGTTGATTTTTGGGAAGAATATAATCCTACTCTAATTGAAACTGAAGTACATCTATTTTCAGATAAGTTAAAGGTAGCAGGTACTTGTGATATGGTATGTGAAATTGAAATTAATGGTAAAACAGAATTATGGATTATTGATTTTAAAACCTCAAACCATCTCCAAACAACATATGATTTACAAACAGCTGTTTATGGGCAAATGTATAAAGAATGTTTTGGTAAAGAATCGGATCGTTATGGTATTTTATGGTTAAAATCTAGTAAAAGAAAACCTGCAAAAGATAAAATACAAGGTAAAGGATGGGAAATGTATGAATCAAAACGTACACAAGAGGAAAATTTAGATATTTTTAAAACTGTTAAAAAATTATTTGATTTAGAAAACCCTAGACATTCTCCAATATTCACTGAATTTAAAACGGTTGCTAAAAGAAAACTTTAATATGTATAATCATGGTAAGTCTAGTAAAATTATTAAAAGAAATTCAATCCACACCTAAAGCCATATTTTTAGCTGGACCTGCAGGAAGTGGTAAATCTACTTTTATTAAAAATAACATCCCTAATTTAAAGGTAATTAACGTAGATGACACATATGAAGAATTACTTAAACAAGCAGGCCTAGACAAACCACAATCTACTTTTACATCAGATGAGTTATCACAATCATCTAAATTGATGAGTAAAGCTCGTAAAGAAACAACATCAAAATTACAATCTGCTCAAGAAAAGGGAGAAAGCATTATAATTGATGGTACTGGAGCAGCTTCAAATCCTATATTAAAGAAAAAATCACAATTAGAAGATTTAGGATATGATACTATGATGGTAATGATATATGTTTCACCACTTGTATCTTTAGAACGTAACAGATCTAGAGGAGAAGCAGGAGGTAGATCACTTCGTCCTTCAATTATAGTTCGTACTTGGGAAAAAGTAAATAAAAATATTAATACTTTCCAAAATATGTTTGGAGATAATTTTATTTTAGTGAATAATGATCCTGAAGGAGTAGATAAAACATACAATGAAAAAGAAGTTCAAAATTATTTTGATCAAGTAACTGCCGCTCGTGAATATAGCGATGAAGAAATAGCTAAAAAAGAAGCTGAACAACAAGAACTTGAATCTTCTATTAAACAACTACTCTCAGACTTACCTGAATTTACATCTCAAGATCAAATAAAAAGTAAAATAAATGGATTGATTTTTATCGATGATGTCATTTGGCTGCCCTATGTTAAACACGGGTATAGGGATAATGAT